GACGAAGGCGCAGAAGGATCACATCCACCGGCTGATCTCAAAGATGGAGAAGGAGTTCAGCGTCCCCGAGTCGGAGATCCGTGAGGGGATGCAGCGCGTCTACGGCACCCAGATCACGACGAAGCTGACGAAGGAGCAGGCCGCCGAGTTCATCACCAGGTTGAAGAAAGCCGCCGGCGAGGAGGAGTCGTGAGTACCGAGGCCCTGCTTCTGCCCTTTGCGTCCATCTCGGCGGACTATGGTCGTCTTCTGGGTTTGGCGGTTGGGAAAGAGATCGATCGCTTGCAGTCCGAGATCGAGGAGCTTCGCGACGAGGTCCGCTCTCTTCAACGCACCTTGGATGCGCGGACGGAGCACCTCGCGTGAGCATCCTCGAGCAGCTGTTCCCGAGCGAGGCGCCCGCGCTCGCGTGGCCCGCCGGGCTCCCCGACCATCTGTCGCCGTCGTCGCTGAAGACCTGGATGCGCTGCAGGGAGCAGTGGCGCCAGGTGTATCTGCTTGGCAAGCGCCAGCGCCCCGCTGCCGCGATGATCTGGGGGAGCGCGCACAACTTCGCGCTCGTCGAGCAGAACTTCGCGCAGAAGATCGGGACGGGCGAGGACCTCTCGGTCGGCGACGTCGAGCTCGCGTTCGCGGAAGGGTTCGACCAGCGCGTCGACCGCGAGGACGTCGACTGGAAGACCGACAAGCCCGCGGAGATCAAGGACCGCGGGGTGAAGCTCGCGGCTGCCTACCACCAGCAGGTGTCCGCCTCGGTGTACCCGCTCACGGTCGAGGAGTCGTTCAGCATCGATGTCCCCGGTGTCCCCGTGCCGGTCGTGGGACGGATGGACGTGACCGAGGAGACGCGCACGATCGACCTGAAGACCGGCGGGAAGCGTGAGATGAACGCCGACAACGTCTTCCAGGGGCGCGTCTACCAGCTCGCGCGCCCGGTGGCGATGGAGTTCCACCTTGCGACGAAGACGAAGGTGCCGGGGATCTACACGCCGCCGGAGTACCCGGAGTTCGGGTTCGCGTACTCGGAGGTCGAGCAGGCACGAACCCGAACGGTGCTCGCGCTGCTCGCCGCCGACATCGCCTCCACGTACGCGCAGTTCGGCCCCGATCAGACGTGGCCGGGCGCGTTCACGTACGGGTGGGCGTGCTCGTACTGTGGGTTCAAGCCGACGTGCGCGTACTGGCCCAGCGAGACGCCGACGTTCGGCGACACGCTCGCCGGCGCCACCACCAGGCCCGAGGACACGCTCGAAGCCGAGCGACTCACCCTGACCCGCACCCTCTTGGACATCGGCGACAAGCGCGACACGTTGCCGACCGTGGTCGCGGCGATCGACGCGAACCTTAAGTCGCGTCCATTGGGCGAGCATGTCGCCTGGCTCAGGGCGCAGCTCGAGCGCGCATCGGAGGTGATCGCGTGACCGTCTATGCTCTCGACCCACTGAAGGACCTCCGCCATCGGGAGACGGCCGCAGCGCGCGAACTCGCGGACTTCCTCAAGTACCTGGAGCTGGGCAACAAGGCCGCGCGCACACTCGACGCCTACGAGAGGACCTACGCCGCCCTCACGCTCGCGTTCCCCGGGAAGCGGTTCGACGAGTTCACCGACGGCGACCTCGCCCAGGTGCTCGCCCGCTACCCCGCGAAGAGCAGGCATCAGAACAAGTCGCACCTGAACTCGTGGTTCAAGTGGGGCGTGAAGACCAGGCGGATCACCTCGAACCCCGTCGACCTCTTGCCGGAGATCCGCTACCGGCCCTCCCGCGACTACGACCTGTTCAGCGAGGCCGAAGCCGACGCGGTCTGCGCGCTGCCAGCCCCGGACGGGCAGCTCGCCACCCTGATGTTCTGGCTCGGCTTGCGCCTGGCCGAAGCTCGTGGGCTGACGGGGAAGCGGTTCGACTTCGAGCGCCGCCAGGTGCTGGTCGTCGACGGCGCCAAGGGCGGCAAGAGCCGGCGGGTGCCGATGATCGGCCGTGTCGAGACCGCCGCCTCCGATCTGCTCGTCCTCGAGGGGATCGGCCCCGACGACTACATGTGGTACAGCCGCGGCGACAAGCACGACCGCCAGGTATCCGACCAGCGCTTCTACGACTGGTGGCACGGCGCGCTCGACGAGGCCGGTGTCCGTTACCGCAAGCCGCACCTGGTTCGGCACACGTTCGCCTCACGCTTGCGCGACATGGGGGTGCCGATGGAGGACCTGCAGCAGATCCTCGGGCACGACTCGATCCGCACGACCGTCGACGTGTACGCGCACTCGAGCTCGGAGAGGATCGGCGACCGTCTGCGCGAGATCGTGGAGGGCTAAAACGGTGGAAAATCCTCCAAACCCGGTTTCGCTCAACCATGCGGGTTTGCGTGAACAGGCGGCACTAAAGGCGTTACCTGCCGTTTCGAAGGATGCCTATGGGTTTGGCCAAGGCCGAAGGGAGACCTATGACCACGTTCAACGGTGATTTCTCGACAGGGAACGAGAGCCAGTGGAAGGCCACCGGCTCAGGTGGTGGCAAGCAGGACTCGAGCAGCCACACGGACTCGGCGAGCTGCCATTACGGCCCGTTGAAGTTCCTCGAGGATCAGTCCGGCAGGCCCGGGTGGTGGGGCCAGTTCAACGTGCCCGCCTCCCCGAGCGTGAAGCAGCGCTGCCAGGTGATCACGAGCTCGGCTCCGATCCGCCACGACGTCGACGACTACATCACCGTGCGCGTCCACACCGCCGCAGGCTGGAGCGACGGCAGCCCGTCCTGGCCGATCCAGATCATCGAGCCCAACTTCCAGGCGCTCGGGAAGGGCCAGGCGAACTTTTGCCTGATCCTCAAGCCGGACCACATCGGTGTCAGCCTCCTCGCAGGGAGGTCCTACTCTTCCGGGTCACCGTACGCCTACGAATACCGCTCCTCCACCGCCGGCTCGAACAACAACTTGCCGAAGATGTACGCGGTCCCGAAGGGCCAGTTCATCACCGGGATCGCGTACGAGCTGATCGTGCACGTGAAGTGGAAGTTCGATCGGACAGGTGCCGTCGAGGCGTGGTACCGACCATTGGGCCAGAGCCCCTCATGGGTTCAGGCGGCATCCGAGCACGGCTTCCCAACCTTGCAATCGAACCCCGACGGCACCTACAAGCCGACGACGATCGACTGCCACCAGCTGTACCGGGGCGCATCGAAGACGGCTTGCAAGATCAGCATGAACGGTTACGCGATCCACTCGACGCTCGCCGAGGCGCAAGCGTTCCTGGACGGAGTGTGAAGACCAGCCATAAAGGACGCCGCGGGCAGAGCGACCCGCGAGGCCACCTCAAGCTCATGAAGGGACCGGTGACATCACCCGTGCAGCCCACATCCTTGTTGCGCTCTATCTCCTCGCACTCATCGCCGCTGTCGCGGCTCGAGCCGCACCACAATCCTGGCAGGCCGCCGACTGGTGGATGCGCCAAGCCATGTGCATACACTCCTACGAGGGCGCCTGGACGAGCGAGACCGGGAACGGCTACTCGGGCGGCCTGCAGTTCAGCTCTGGGACGTGGCGCTCTGTCGGGGGGCAGGGTCGCCCGTCCCAGACCTCACCGCGTGAGCAGCTCTACCGTGCCTGGCTCGTCTACCAGCGTGACGGCGGCAGTTGGCGCGAATGGCCGACGTCGTCAAGGTTGTGCGGGCTGAGTTGACCGCTGCGCTCGTGATCACAGTGGTGTTCGTGCTTGTCATCGGGGGGCTCGTACTCACGGAGCGCCGGTGATAGCACAGTTGCGCTAGCTCCCGCATGAGCACAGTGCTTGGCATCGACCTCAGCACCAGAGCCATAGACCTGGTTCGACTAGACGAGACCACCAACCAGGGCACCTGGGACCACCTGCACCTCGCCGGCGCCACAGCGCTCGAGCGCTTACGTCAGGTGCCCGTGCTGATGCCGAGGCACTCGTGGTACGACGACGTGTACCTCGTCGCGGTCGAGGCGCCTCTGTCGCGTGGGCAGCAGGGCACGATAGCGAAGCTTTCACGGGTGTTCGGCGCCATCGTTGCCTGCCTGCCCGCCGGCGTCGAGGTGTGGGACGTCGCGCCCGTGCAATGGCGCAAGGAGCTGGGCTTGTCAGGGCATGCGACAAAGGAGCAGGCCGCGGAGGCAGTCGATGCCCTCCGCGGCCCGGGAGCGCTTGCCTGGTCGCAGGATGCGCTCGATGCGTATGCCGTCGCCTACTACGCGCGGGAGCTCAACGCGCGAGCAGTGGCGAGCATCTAGTGCCGAACCTTTGTGATGCGGCCGTCCGGGTAGACAATCCACTTCCCATCGGGCGTGTGGATAAGTGTCATCGGTATCTCTGGTCGATGGTCGACCCGTACGGCTCGCTTGAGATAGTTCGCGCGAATACCGCGGATCGCGGTGACTTGCTCGGTTGTCAACATGGCTTAGCTTTCCTCCTTTTGCTCGCGCGCTCAGAGGGCGAGTTGCCTAAGCCGTGCTGGAACTGCGGCTGGCATGACCCGAGGGAGTGTGCGAAGGACTGCCCCTTCGCTCCAGCCGCCGTCGAGCGCGGCCCAGAGCGTCTCGTAGCGAGACGCGATAGAGAGGTAGGTGTCGGCCTGGTCCCACAGGCCGACGTTCTGGGCGCGGGTTGCCGCGCGGTAGAGGTTGTCGAGGATGCGGTCGCGGTAGTTCATGTCGGCTCCTTCGGTTGTGTGGTGTGAGGCCGCGCTCGGAGGGCGAGTTGCCTGACCGTCTGCCGGGAAACGCCGAGGGCGCGTGCGATCTCCGCGTAGGACGTTCCACGCTCGAGCTCGGCGAGGATGGCGGCACGGTAGGCGCCGAGCGCGCGATCGTACGCGCGCCGACGCCTCCGGACCTGGTCGAACGAGGGCATCTAGGCCTCGACTTCGGATGCCGACTCGATCCAAGCGTCCGCGATCTCGTACCAGTCGACGCAGTCGAGCGCGTAGCCGAGCAGGTCGGCGGCGAACGAGGCGCCGAGGTCCGGTGCGAGGTCGTCGCGTACCCAATCCTTCAACATCTCGCCGACGGCGAACCTTGGGGACTGGTGCGTCCAGGTCTCTTCGGTCTCTGCCTGCCGCTCGCTCTCGAGCGTCTCGCGGGTCATCTCGAGCGCCGTTGTGTAGAGACCCTCGTCGTTCGAAAGCCACAGGTTGACGTTCCAGGTCGGGTAGTTCTTCCAGCCGTTGTAGGTGTCTTCGCTCATCACAACTCCTCATGTAGTGGACCTGACGGAAACCACACTACATCCGACAACGGGGCTTGTCAAGAAGACTGGTCGAAAGTATGGGATAAGGTCCGTGCGCCGGCGCTCCTCCTCGTGGACCTGACAGCTGCGAAGAGAGCGCCGGCATGAAGCGCAAGCGCCACACGATTCGCAAGACCACGCGCGACTACATCATTCAGCGCGACAAAGGGCTCTGCCGCTACTGCGGCAAAGATGTGAGTGGCGAGTATTACCGGTACGACACGCCGTACCCCAACTCATGGGGCCATTGGCGCAGTCACGGCGTCATCGATCACATCGTTCCCCATTCCAAGGGCGGCGTCGACCATCCCGCCAACCTCGTACTTGCCTGCGAGAGCTGCAACCTTCGGAAGTACTCGAACATCTGGAAGCCGCTGCCGGTGCCACCATGAGCGAGGGCGAGCTGTACATCGTCGTGACTAACTGGCGGAGGTTCCAGTACTACCGAAATCGCAACCCGCCCTGGATCAAAAACCTGACCCAGTTGCTGCACGACGACAACTACTTGAGCCTGCCGCCGGGCACTCGCGCGCTCCTTCACGGACTCTGGCTCGAGTACGCCTCGAGTAACGCTCGTGTACGCCTCGATACACGCTCGCTCTCGGCTCGATTACGTCTCAGAGTCACGAAGCAACAACTAGATTGGCTTGAACGCAAGGGTTTCATTGAATACGCGCAAACACCGCGGCGCCAAGATGTTGTCACCTCACGCGCGCGTGAAGAGGAAGAGACAGAGAACGTAGATCTAAAGCTCTTAGACGAACGTGGTCTTAAAACGTCGCGCGGTAGAAGCGACGAAGAGCGCGACGAAACACCTTTCGACTTCGACAAGATCCTTCGGGACATGCCGTGAGCGTGGACGAACTCGGCCTGACGCCAGGCCAGCTCGCAGAGCTCGAGCACCTGGATCAGGCGCTCATCGATGCCTGGCTCTCGGCGCTCGAGCACGTCCGGGGTGTTCACTCACCGGTCGGCTGGTTTCTCGCCGGTGTTCGCTCGGGTTCATTTCCTGGTGCCGTAGCTGACAACGAGAAAGAGCAGCTGGTGAGGCTTGTCCAGCGATGGCTCCGCAACGCCGGCCTCTACGAGCCTGACGAGCCATCGCTCCTCGATGCCCTGTTCGGGCAGCACGGTGGCCTGAGAGCGCTCGCAAGCGACGAGCAGCTGCGCCGCCGCATGCTCGAGCTGTGGCGCCACGAGCAGCCCCGAGCCGAGCAAGCCAAGGCCGAGCAGCTCGCTCGTGCGCTCCGATGGCAGCAAGCCCACTTGGCTATGCAAGCCATAGGCACCACGCGCACAGTGCCGCATGATGACACGCAACCCCTGCATTCAAGCCAAACAAGCACGGCACTAACGGCTGTTAGTGCCCACACCTCGACGAGCGACGTCGACGCCGACATCCCGTGGTAGCCGATGCCGTGGCAGGGGTGGCAGGGGGGAGGCCGGCGACGACGGCGGAGTCCCGTTGCGTTGTACGACGGGCTGCAGGTCCCCGGCCGCGCTATGGTTTCGGGGTCGGCCGGTGTGATGCCCGGGCGGTGATGTGGATCATGTTCCGGGACGCCCGCTCGAAAGACGGGCGTCTCTTTGCCCCTGGCCGCGGCGTGTTGTCCGAACCCGCTTCTACAATCCGCGCCCGGTGTCGCACCGTGAGCAAGCCATCATCGCCCTCCTTGAGCGCTATGACGACCTCGTCGATCCGTCCCGGACGACGTTCAGCTCGGGGGTGGAGGGGGTACCGGGGATGCCGCCGACCTACACGAGCGACGTCAGGGAGCTCGAGCGTCTGCTGAGAAGAATCCGAGCCGAGCGGCGGCCCCTCTGGTGGCACCTCAACGAGCACTACCTCGCTGCGAATTGGGTCGCCAGAACCGTGTGGGTGCGCCGGAAGGCGAAGCACGGGAAGCATGTCACCGTGGCCGAGCGGCGCATGGAGCGCGAGGGCGACAAGTCGAGCCCGGAGCGCGTTGCCGAGGGGGTCGCCTGGCTCGCCGAGGAGTGGGCGTTGGGGCACGAGCCGATGCTTCCGGAGTTGATGCTGGTTTGACAAGCGCGGCAACGGCGTGCACAATCGCGCCACAAAGTGGCCTTGTGCGCTCAGAAGCCGGAGGTGACCGTGCGGTCGACGATTGTTCGTCGAAGCCCGCTCTCCCTGCGGCAGTGCGACGAGGTTCTGCGAGTGCTCTCGGCGTCTCTGGTCAGGGTTGACGGGGCCGAGAGAGGGATGATCATGCTGGAGGTCGATCGGCTGCTCGACAAGCGGAACGCGCTCAAGCGCCGTCCGCCGGAGGCCGACGAGAGGTGAGCGAGGCACTGGAGCTGAGGGGGCATCATGCGTTGCCGTCCCCTGCCGATTGGGAGGATTTCGAGCGAAGGATCCTGGAAGGCGAAGACCCGCAGAAGGCGGCGAACGCGCGCAGGCTTTCGCTCTCGAACTACCGCAGGGCAGACCACCAGCGGCAACGGGAGTTGCTGGCCCGCTCGAGGGAGGCGCGTGCCGACGAGGCCGACCGCCGCCTCGAGGACTGGGTAACCAAGGCCGAGGCCAGTGACACGCTGAAGGTGTACTTCCATCGCTACCACGCGAACATGGCGGGGAGGGGCGTGGAGAAGCTCGAGCTGGAGGTGCAATCGGATGTCGGCGACTCGCTCGAGAGGTTCGCCGCTGCTGTCGCCGCTGCAGCTGCTCGCCGAGCTGCCGACGGAGGAGCGGGACCGCCTGACGGGACGGTTGTCGAGCGAGCAGAAGGCGGCGCTCGCCTGGCGCTGGCGGGGCTGGCAGGCGCGGCCGAACCAGGTTGAGCCGGAAGGCGAGTGGCGCTACTGGCTCGTGATGGCGGGCCGCGGGTTCGGCAAGACCCGGGTCGGTGCCGAGTGGGTTCGGGAGAAGGTCCGCCACCACAAGCGGGTGGCGTTGTTGGGGAAGGACGCCGGCGACATGCGGGCGGTGATGATCGAAGGCGAGTCGGGGATTCTCGCGGTCTGTCCGAGGCACGAGCGCCCTGAGTACCAGGCCTCCAAGCGGGTGTTGAAGTGGCCGAACGGCGCGATCTCGGAGTTCCGCACCGGCGAGGACCCCGAGGGCGTCAGAGGCTTGCAGTGCGAAGCGCTGTGGGCCGACGAGCTCGCCGCCTGGCAGTACCCGGCCGAGACCTGGGACATGGCGATGCTGGGACTGCGGCTCGGGCCGGATCCGAGGGCGTGCATCACGACGACGCCGAAGCCGATCCGGCTGATCCGGGACTTGGTCAGGGACGAGCATTGCGTCGTCACGCATGGCACCACCTACGACAACCTGAGCAACCTGGCGCCGGCGTTCGCCTCGGCGATCATCCGCCGTTACGAGGGCACGAGGCTCGGCAGGCAGGAGCTCGACGCCGAGCTGCTCGAGGACGAGGGGCTCGCCTACCGGTTCAGCGAGCACGCCCATGTGATCCACGGCGCCTGGGAGCCGCCGGCGTCGTTCGAGCGGTTCGAGAGCTGCGACTACGGTTCGAACAACCCGACGGCGTGGCTTGCCTGGTGTGTCGACTACGACGGCAACCTCGTCGTCTACGACGAGTTCTACGAGCCGGGTCTTCCCAGTGAGATCGCGCCGAGGATCTTGGCGTTGCGGAAGTGGTGGCGCTCGAGCGTCTGCTGGGCCGACCCGAGCCTGTGGATCGGGAAGGGGATCACGAACAAGTTCGGCCGTGAGGCGAACTCGGCGGACGAGTTCCACGACTCGGGCGTCTCGATCGTCCGGGCGAACAACGACCGCCGTGCCGGCTACCTGCGCTTGTCCGAGCTCTTGCGGATGGAGGAGGCCAGGCGGTACCCGTCGTGGCACCACCGGGCCGGGGAGTCGCCGGCGCCGCGGATGTTCGTCAGCGATCGCTGCACGAACCTGATCGAGCAGCTCCGGGACGCGCCGTTGGAGACGAGCGAGCCGGGCCCGACGTCGGGGCCGCACCCGTTGGAGGCGGTGGCGGTGAAGTGGGAGGGCGCTCACGGGCACGCTCATGCCGCTTGCCGCTACGGCGCGATGAGCAGGCCGGGCGCGAGCTCGGAGCCGGAGGACACGTTCGAGAACGACCCGGTCGCCGCCGAGCGCTGGCTCAGGGCGGAGGCGCTGAAGAAGCGCGAGCGACTCATCGAGGCGCAGGACGGCCGTCCCGCCTACACGATCTGAGTTTCGGCGGTGCATGGTGTCCGGGGAGATCCCGGAACAACGACAGTGGTGTTCTATTCGTGCATGAAACACACCGCCGATTTCTTCCCTGGAGGTCCAGTTGCGCGAGTACGAGAAGATCGAGACGCCGACGGCGTTCCCCTCCATGTGCGTGTGCGGCAGCCAGAAGGCGCCGCTCGTCGACACCGGGCTGCTCAAGGACCGCTACGGGCACATCTACCTGTGCCGCATGTGCGTCACCCGCTCTGCCAGGGCGCTCGGGATCATCAAGGGCGCCGAGCACGAGCGGCTCGAGCATGCCGCCGACGAGCTTGCGCAGGCCGAGAAGGAGATCAGCGAGCGGCAGGGGATCATCGACCGCACCGCGACGACGCTCGGGCAGGCGGAGGGGAAGATCGTGACCTTGCAGGCGTACATCGAGACGCTGCAGGGCGACCTTGCCTTGCACAAGGCGTCGTGGGAGCAGGTGTTCGGAACGGCGAAGGAACGAGTGTCAGCGACCTGAGAGGAGACGAGATGACCACAGACACAGATCCGGACACGTCGACCGTGGTGAAGACGAAGCCGGTGGACCCGTCGACGGAGACGAAGCCGCTGCCGGGAACCTTGCCGCAGCCGACGATCGAGGTTCAGTTCACTGAGCAGTCGATGACCCAGGACGAGCAAAACGAGTGGAAGTTCCAGAAGCTCGCGCGTGCGACCGGGATCAGTCTGCTGACCCCTCATGAGGAGGCGCAGGCGAAGAAGGACGCCGCCAAGGCGCAGGTCGAGCAGGAGAAGGTCGAGGCGGAGGAGAAGAAGGCGGCGGAGAAGGAAGAGGCCGACGCGTTGAAGGCGGAGGCCGAGGCGGCGAAGAGCTCGAAGGCCGGGAGCAAGTGAGTAGCTTCCGCGCCGACCGCTCACTGCTTCTCGAGCACGACCCGGCGAAGCTCGGCACGCCGGCGCTGACCTCGCTCCGTGACGCCGACTGGCGCCACCAGCAGGCGGCGGCGGTGGCGGGGTACAACTCGTTGACCGAGATGGCCGTCGACGAGCTGATCGTGATGGTCGGCGAGCTGAAGGAACGGATGGACCGGCTCGAGGCCGGCATCTCCGACCTGGGGGAGATCGTGCCGTGAGCCTGCTTCTGCGCGTCGCGGCGCTCGTCCTCTTCATCCTCGCCGCGCTCTTCTTCTTCGGGGTGGGCAGCGTCCACGTCGACACGATCTTCGGGTTGCAAGCGGCGGGGCTCGGGTGCTGGGTCGCGTCGACATTCCCGTTCCCGGCGATGCAGGCGTGAGATGAAGTGCGCTCACTGTGGCGCAACGCAGCCCCGTGAGCGCTTGATGCTGCTGGCGTCGGATTGTCACGGCGGTAAGAAGTGGTTCTGCCGCGAGTGGCAGGAGTGCGAGAAGCGGGCGTGAACCGGACGTCGTCAGCGGTGGCAAAGGCTCTCGCCGGCCCGGTCGGGAAGCCTGCCTATGTCCCGCATCCGATCAATCCCGGCTGGGGCTCGTCGGGCTGGGACTTCGGGCAGGGTGCCGGTCTCGGGCAGACCCCGTCGAAGGGGTGGCTTGCGTTGCCGCCCGACCTGCGCCCGAGGACACCGGCGCAGAAAAGGTTGCTGAGCCCGCCGGAGAAGCCGGAGGGGTCGAAGGGGCTGCGCAACTGGAAGGTGGGCTACACCGGCCCACGGGTCATCAAGACCTGATGGTCTACGTCGCCGCTCTCGAGGCCGTTGCCCTCATCGCGCTCTCGATGGTTTTCGCCGGGCTCGTCCGCTCGATGATCCGGCAGCAAGCACGGGAGCGCGAGCTGATCCTCGACAAGCTGATGCACCTCGCGGGGCGGACGTGGACGCCGCCGCCCGCCAGTGAGCCTGAGGTGGAGGAGCCGGTGGATTTTCCTGAGTACGACGCCGGCGTCCTGCCCAACTACTAGACTTGGGCATCGCTGTCAGGGTGATGCCTGGCTTCGGTGTGTCAATCCGCATGGACGCTCGCTGAGGCGGGCGTTCGTGCGAGTGGAGGCCCTATGACATCGCTCGCCTTGGCTGACACGAACGGCCACCTCACCCTGCTCGACGATCAGGTGAAGCCGATCCGTGACCGCGTCAAGCAGGGCCGGGATTACCGGCGCCGCTACTTCGAGCCGGGCTGGCAAGTCAACCTTGCCTACGCGAGCGGGCAGCACTGGCTCGTCTGGCACGGGCAGACTCGGACGCTCCGCACGATCCAGGAGCTCGACCCGCGCTACCGGGGCCGCGAGCTTGTCACCGCCGACGTGATCACCGAGTACCGCACGACCGCATTGGGCGAGCTCGGCTCCGACAACGACCGGCCCGAGTTGTTGCTGCGTCGCGACGATCAGGTCTCGGAGGACTTTCAGGAGCAGCTGAACCGGGCGATCTCCTACGGCTGGGATCACGAATGGGACGGCGACGACGCGCTCGCCCAGGTCGACCGGTACGTCGTCGACCTGGGCACCGCTGCGATCCGCTGCCGCTTCGACCCGACCACCGGGCCGGTGCTCGACGAGAACATTCCGCACTTGGACGGCAAGCCGATCATGGACCTCGGCCAGGCAACGCAGCTGATGAGCGGCGGCCCGAACCCGGCGGTGACGATGCAAGCAGTTCGCACCGGGCGGATCTGCTGGGAGCCGGTGTCTGCGTTCGGGATCATCGTGCCGCCTGGTGCGGTGCACGAGAAAAAGTTTGCGTGGGAGACGATCGTCATGCCCGCCTATCTCCCCGACGTCAAAGAGCTGCACCCGGTAACCGCCGCCACGCTCACCGAGGACAACGACATCTCGACCGCGCTCGGGATCTCGACGTCGAGCCCGTCGCTGAACGCGTCCACCTGCATGGCCGGGGACGCGAAGGAGAATCGGCTCCGCGACCACGTCTGGTTGTTCAACTACTACGAGCGGCCGACGCAGCGTTACCCGCAGGGCCGCGAGATCACGTTCGCCGGCAACGACCTGAAGCTGCTCGACTACAGGGAAACTCTTCCCTACGTGGCCCCCGACGGGACGCACCGTTCGGGGATCAGCTACTTCCACTGGTGGAGGGTCACCGGCCGCTTCTGGAGCCGCGCCCTGATGGACGTCCTAAAAGACGGCCAAAAAGGCATCAACAAAAGACGAACGCAGATGAACGAGATCATCGACCGGAACATGCCGTACGTGATCGTCCAGAAGGATTCGCAGGCCAAGAGACGGCAGGGGCTGATCAACGAGATCGTGGAGATCGACCCGTCCGAAAGGGCGCCGCAACCGGTGAACGGGATCGGCCCCGGCCCCTGGATGCAGGGTGACATCGAAGCTCTCCGGGGGGATCTCGCCCATGCGTCCGGGATCGCCGGACCGAGACGAGGCGAGAACCCTCCCGGGGTCACCACCTACGCGCAGCTCTCGCTGCTGAACGAGGCGGACACGGCGAAGCGCGAGCCGATCTACCTGGAGCGGAAGCGCGCGATCTCGCAGCTGATCGAGGACAGCGTCTACGACATCCGCACCTACTGGGGCCGCGAGAAGCAGATCGCCCTCGCCGGCGACGACGACCGGCTCGAGGCGACGATCTTCGACGCGACGAAGACGCCGACGTTCTTCATCGTCCAGATCGGGAAGGGGGTCGCGAAGCCGCGCTCGCCCGCAGCCGAGCTTCAGAAGGTCACGGATATCTGGAACGCTGCGGTGCTGTCGGCGGCGGTGCAGTCGAGCCCGGCCGCCTGGATCCAGTGGTACAAGGACTCGTTCGAGAGTGGCGAGGCGCTCGAGCTGCCGAACAGCCAGGTGGAGGACCCGGGCGAGAAGGCCGAGTACGAGAACCACTACCTGGGCCAGGGCGTGCCGATGCCGATCGCCTACTACGACGTGCACGCGGTCCACCTTCCCAGGCATCGCCGTTTGCAGGACGCCGCGATGTTCGAGCAGGACATGCAACTTTGGCAACTGGTCGAGCAGCACTGCCAGTTGCACATCCAGGCTGCGCAGGCTCAGGCCGAAGCGCAGATGCAGGCCCCGCAGCCTGCCCCAGGGCTCGGCGCTCCCGGTGGGGCCGGGGCGCCGAGCCCTCCCCGCAGCCCCGGGGTTGCTTCACCGCCGGCGCGTCCGCCCGGCTAACGAGAGGAGACGCGTGATGCGCGAGACCGAAGAGCCGACCCCCGTCCCTGTTCCCGAGCCTGAGCCTGAGCCTGACGACGACGACGAGTAAGCGAGCTCGACGTCCGCTCTGAGCCCTCATAGATGGCCGCCTACGTTCAGGACAATAAGGCGCTGGCGCTGACCGTCTCGACCGGCACCTGGGCGCTCGGCACGCTTACGAACACCCCCAACGCCGCGAACACATTGACGCTCGAGTTGGCCTGGAACGGCGCCGACACCGTCGTCTCCTCCGGGGCGGTGACCGACTCGGCGGGGAACACTTGGACGCAGGTCGCGCAGATCGCGGAGACGACCGGGGCTGTTGTCCGCACCGGGATGTGGTACACGCAGATGAACGTCGGCGCCCCCACCACCGTCACGATCGCCGCGACCCACACGACCACCAACAAGATCTTCTACGCCGTCCGCGAGTGGGCGGGGAAATGCACATTGGACAAGTCCGCGACCGCGGTGCTGACGGTGACCTCGACCGCCGCGACGACCGGAACGACCGCGGCGACGATGGTCGCCTCCGAGTTCGCGCTTGCGATGTTCGGGCTCTCGACCGCGCAGACGTCGTGGACGAAGGATGCGAACTACACGCTCCCGACGACGAACCTCACCTCGGACGCGACTCAGGCGAGGGCGCTCGCATCCGAGTACCGCGACCTCGTCGCGACAG